AGAACGCCCGCGCGGGCATCACGGTCAACGCCATTTGCCCCGGCTATACCAACACCGCGATGGTGCAGGCGGTGCCGAAGGACGTGATCGAGAAATCGATCCTGCCGTTCATTCCGTGGTCATCGCAGGTCCCAGTATTTGAAACCATTCTCAAGAATCTCGGATACACGGACATAGGACTAGAGAAGTCCCGCGGCGAAGGGGCTACGTGGATCGTGATCTGCATTTTTGTTTGGGTATGGCTTTTTCATCCGGAAAAGAAAGACTTTGGCCTTGTGAGTAAGGACCGCGACTCGGCCGACGACCCAAACAATCTTAGTTCTCTTGGCGCGAAGGTCGATTTCCTTCTCGAGACGATGCCGCAGTGGATGTCTGGGAAAAAGGGTAAACCGAAAGATGATGGCGATTGGGAGAGAAACATCACGCGCTCAACATGGCATAATCGCCGCAATGGCAGCATAATTTATGCAACGGCGACCACGGCCGAGATGTTTTCTGGTGCACGCCTAACGGCACTGATGATGGACGAATTCGCAAAATTCCCACGCGGCGATGACGAGGCAGCGCTTTCCTCGACCGCTCCTGTTACCGACTGCCGTATTTTGGTTAGCACGTACAATGGGTGTGACGGTGCATATTACAAATGCATGAAAGAGCCGTCGTCCATGGTCAAAATCTGCATGCCGTGGATGAATAATCCAACACGTAATCAATTCATGTTCTGTATCGACGGCAAAAATGGTCGCCTACTAAAGCCTGGAACGACCGAACCAATTCTTGTCGGTGAATACACCGATAAATTCTTTGGTGAGTTGCGCAAGATTTTGCAGCATCGTAGTTTCGACGTTGAAAGCATATCTAAGGTGTGGAGTCCATGGTACGTCAATGAATGCTGCCGCGGCGGCATGACCCCGCGGATGATCGCGCAAGAATATGACATGGATCCGGAAGGAGCCGGAAATAACTTTTTCCCGCCACAGCTTATTGAACGCTGCTGCGCCAGAGCCAGAAAGCCAGATACTATTGGCGAGGTGGAGTACGGAGAAGACTTAACCGTCACGCGATTTATGACGTCAAAAACTGGGCGGTTTAAGCTGTGGTTCGATCTGCAAACGCACAAAGCACTGCCGCCGCTAGGCAATTACGTCGTTGGCGTCGATATAGCTATGGGTCTCGGGACGTGTTGGACAAGCAATAGTGTCATCTCGGTTGCCAACCGAGACACAGGTAAGAAAGTAGCAGAATATTGCTCGCATACCACCGGCCCTGAACGCCTCGCAGAGCTGGCAATTGCCGTTTGTCGTTGGTTCATGAATGCTGACGGAGGACCAGCCTATCTGATCTGGGAGAATAACGGAACTGGTGGAGGAGCGTTTCGACTTCGCATCCTGGATAGTAATTTCCGAAATTTTCACTGGCATACACCGTGGAATTCTTCAAAAAAGAAACCAACGAAGGACCCAGGATGGCAAAGTTCCAAAACTAGTAAGAATGGCATGTTGTCGAAGTATCGTTGGTCACTTACCGAAGGCTTCTTTGAGAATCCGTCGGAGGAAGCACTCAACGAATGCTCGCACTATCAAGTCTGTGCCGGCGATAAAGTGATGTACATCGCGGGCACGACAGACGACAATGACCCGATGAATTCAAACGAGAATCACGGCGACCGCGTCATAGCGGATGCGCTGGCCAACTTGGCGATGGAGGAACTCGGCGGAGGAGCCGCGGGTCAAATAAACAATCCGAGAATCAAACGCGGCAATTTTAATCCCCCGGAGGGTTCGTTCGGATATCGGCAGAAAATTCGTCAGGAGAAAGACCGGCTCATGATGAAGAAATCCATGCGTTTGCGGCTTCGAGATTGGTAGTTGGTAAAAGCGCAGAATACACGAATAATTACAAGAGAACTTATCTCTGTAATTAACCTCTTGAACCAAAAGGAGCTAATATCATGCTCGAGAAAGACACGCAAGACAGTCAAGTTGCGTCCGCAGTGGCCGAGGCCAAACGCGACGTTGCGCTTCAAACCGATAACCAAGAGGACGACACGGGTAAGTGACATGCGAAACCGAATCTTCTCCAGCACGGAGGCTTCGCCGACGGCCTCTCCGGCCTATGAAGAGGGCATGGCCGCCTTCTTGGCCGGGGATTCTTTTTGCCCGCACGTACGAGGTCCAGATTGGAGTCAGGATCGTTACGCCTGGTGGATGGGTTATCTTGATGCCAGGAATTCTAAGTTTCGTTAAGGAGCTACCATGGCTGAATACGACGCTGATCCTACCGAATCGGTCCGGGCATTCTGCCGCCAGGTCGCCAAAGAGCAGGGCGGTGACACGGAACTGGCAGGTGATCCTGACATGACCGGCAAAGATACAGGTGGTTTGTATGCTGGCGGACTCGCGACACATGCCGCAGAGGAAGATATGACGCCATTTGAGGAGCGTCATAGTAGACCTCGCGGATTTTCTGAGAAAGATAATGTGTCGCCTGACCACGATGTCGAAAACTGGTACTCTAGTTGGGACTAAATATGCCCTACAAAGATCCGGAAAAACGAAAAGCATACAGAAACGCCTACATGAAGGTTTGGCGGAAAACCTCTAAAAAATACAAAGCTTACCGCGAAGTCCTCGAAAAAGATCCTAAGTACCTCGAGAAGAGGCGGGAATGCGCACAGTTGCGGAAGCAGAATCCTGAATATTACAGGAAACACAAAGAGGACGGGCGCCGGAGGTATGTTCACGCAAAGTTTGGGATCACGTTGGAAGAGTACGACAGATTACGCGAAGAATCCGGCAATCGCTGCGCTATTTGTGGCTCATTGACTGCGCGACCCCATCTTGATCATGACCACCAAGATGGAAAAATTCGTGAGTTTCTTTGCTATAGGTGTAACAGTGGGTTGGGCTACTTTTGTGATGATCCGCTTGTGCTAGAGGCGGCGGTTAATTACCTGAGAAAACACGACAAATGAGCGTACACCCGGACGAGGATTTCGGCTCCAAGCAAGACCGCGGCGGTAACAATGACCGCCTGGGCGGAATCAATCCGCTTCGCGAGGTCGACGTTGACAAATTGCGCGATTCGATGGCTTGGTCCGCCAGACAAATGGCGACGTTTCGCTCGCAGTATGTAGACAGCGTCTCCTATTTCGCCGGCAGTCGATACGGAGAGAACTCCGGCAGCGGCGAGACACCGTTGAATATGATGCGTCTCGCAATCGAAATTTGGTTGCGGCAATTGGTATCGCAATCGCCTGCGGCGCTTGTGTTAACCAAATCGCCGGCACTGACGGCCAAAGCGTATGAAATGGAGCTAGCGACAAACTTTCTGCTCGATGTGATCAAATTCGGGCGTAACCTCTCAGATGTCGTACGCTCTGCGTTGTTCCTGCTCGGGGTGATGAAGGTCGGTATTACGTCTGAGTATCTACCACGCGGCTCCGGTTACACATCCAAAGGAGGACAACCGTACGCAGAACCCGTGTTGCTTGAAGATTTCCTCTATGATATGAACGCACGTCGTCAGGAGGAATGGGATTGGGTTGCGAATCGCTACAGGATGCCATACGATCTTGTTGTAAATAATCCGGAATATGACAAAGAGGCAAAAGCGAAGTTATCTCCGGAAACAGAACGCGGCGTTGTCGAAGATTTCGCGGGTGGGCAAGAAAATACCTCGGACTGGACAGCCGGAAATGCGATTTCAAAAACAGAATATCGTCAACACGTCGATCTTTGGGATATTTGGATTCCTGGCGACAATTTGTTCATAACTTTACCCGCGCAGCAAGGTCTTCAACCATTGCTGGTGCGTGAATGGGAAGGCCCAGAACACGGTCCATTTCACTTGCTGGCGCTTTCTACAGTGCCGGGCAATATTATGCCGTCCGCTCCTGCACAGCATCTGTTTGACCTGCAGGACCTGCTGACTGTTCTCGTAAATCAGATCGGGTTACAGGCGAAGCGGCAGAAGACACTTACCATCGCCGACGGGCGTGCGGTTGCCGATGGGACAGCACAGGCGATTATGGAAGCCGAGGATGGACAAGTCATCCAGGCAACACATGTTGACAGCGTCAGGGAAATGAAATACGGCGGGGTTGACCCAGGGAACTTTGGGTTCGTTCAATGGCTTAAAGAAACTATGTCGTATATGGCTGGAAATTTGGATGCCATGGGTGGGCTATCGCAGCAGGGAGGGACTCTTGGTCAGGAGCAATTGCTTGTTCAATCTTCGTCAGAGATGCTCCGCGATATGCAATCAAAGGTTGTGACGTTCACGGCCGATGTGATCAAAGACCTGGCTTGGTATCTATATTCTGATCCGTTTCTTGAGTTGGATTTGTCGAAACAGATCGAGGGATTCGGAGAGGTTCCGTTTAAGTGGAATGCTGAAGATTTGGACGAGAAGGATTTCTTCCGCTATCAATTTCGAGTCGCGCCTTACAGTTTGAAGAGCAAAGGCCCAGAGCAGCGACTCGGCACTATTATGCAACTGGCAACTCAGGTTTTCCTGCCGCTAGCGCCGATGATGGGTGCTTGGGGAATGTCGTTGAATTTGAAAAAGTTGGTTGAATTGATAGCGAAATATTCCGACCTCCCAG